GAGCTTCCTGACATCAAAAAACTTGATGTTGAAATAGAGGTAGAGGGTGGATTTAGACAGTTTAATTTAGAAGAACTGTCAAAAAATCCAACAGCAGCAAAAGCTAAAAGGTTCGCTCCAACTCGCCACAATGGTCTTGGAGACCTTTCTCCCTCTAAATATGGAAGCTCAAAAAACAAAGCGCAAGATTAAATACGAAGACAAAAGAGAAGTAATAGATAGAATTATAGAAAAGCATAGATATATCTGGCAGCTAAGAGCTATAGCTTGGATGGATTACGAAGATGTCGCGCAGATAATTAGGTTTCATATTTCCAAAAAATGGCATATGTGGAAACAAGATAGGCCGCTTGAACCTTGGATATCTAGAATAACCTCCAATCAAATCAAAAATCTTTTGCGCAATAATTATTCTAATTATGCGCGCCCTTGTTTGGGCTGCAAGTTCAATCAAGGCAATGAACCTCCAGCATGTTCGATCACGCCAAGTGGAAAACAGTGTGGAGAATGTCCTCTTTATAAGAAATGGGAAAAGACAAAGAAAAGCGCTTATGATGTAAAACTGTGTGTTTCAATAGAGGGCCACAATGATAAAGTTTTTGGAATGGCCGATAATAATTTTGATATATTATCAAGCGCTTCAAGACTGCATGAAGAGATGAAGCTTTACTTGGCTCCAAAACAATACAAAGTATATTCTAGATTATATATTGATGGCGCTGATGAAGAAAAAGTAGCGGCTGAAATGGGCTATAAAACAAACGAAAAGGGCAAGAAAGCGGGATACAAACAAATAAAAAATCTAAAAAAGCTTTTCAAGAAAGTTGCTCTAAAAATACTTCAGAACGAAGATATTTTAACCACCCATGAATAATGAAATTAAGTTTTCACCAGAGGATGGCGAAAAGATAAAGCAGCTTGCAGCAGAATTCCCAGATTTAAATTTAATTACAAAAAAATTCTTCAATAATGAGGAGTTGGATGGCAGAAGTAAAGAGGGTATAGCTATAAGAGCTTACCTTGTCACAAACAAGATAAACTACAAAACATCAAAGTATCAAAAAGTTGGTAATCTGCCCCTCTCTGAGGCACAAAAAGAATTTATTGTTCAGCAAACTAAACTTGGCTTATCTAGTTTAAAAATTGCAGAGTTGCTATATCCAGACAAGCAAGTTGTTCAGATGAGTCTTGAGCAGAGAACGGTCATGAATTATATACGTTCTCTTGAGGATTTGCCTCAAGTCGAAAGCGAAAGCGCGCTCGGAACTAAGTATCAAGTTCCTCGTTCTGTTGAGCGTATAGCTAATAAGATTAATGATGCCACTGGGGAAAATATAAATAAAGATAGGCTCACTAGGCAGCAAAAGGTATGTATAGATAAATTGGGCATTAACTTAAACAATTCTAGGTTTCAGAAAATAATTAATTGCTATACCTCGCTCGACGATAGAAATATATTTGAGCAGGAATTTATAAGAATGACTTGGGACAAGCCTGATCTTACGGCTGACGAAGTTAATTTATACATGAATGTTTGCAAAGAGATTATAAATCTAGAAACTACCTCTAGGCATTTAGATAAATTGAATAAAATGTTTGAAGAAACTCAGGAGCAAAACGAAATGAGCATTCGTTTGGCCGAAATTATTAAAGCTAAAAGCAGCGAGTACCACCAATGCGAAGGTCGTGTTGAAAGTTTGATTAAAAAATTACAAGGAGATCGTAGGGAAAGAATTTCTTCCAAGCAAAAAGAAAATGCATCTATATTATCTATTGTTCAACTCTTTCAAGATGAAGAGGAAAGGGCTAATATGATAAAAATTGCCGAAATGCAAAAGTCACTAGTTGCGGATGAGGCAAAAAAAATGGAAACTATGGTAGAATGGAAAGCCCGTATTCTTGGAATATCATTAGATGATGCAATCTAAATGTTTAGAATGCGAGCAGGTTTTCCAAACCGAAAGGTCTTTGCATACTCATATAAAGAAGCATAGTCTTTCGCTTGCTGATTATTATACAAAACATTTTCCTAGAAAAAATTTGCTTACAGGCACTCTTTTATCTTTCAAAGATAAAGAGTCTTATTTTGAGAGAGATTTCGAAAATAGAGAACAGCTGCTGCGTTGGTGCGAGATAGAAAAACCAGAGACTGTAAAAGAGCAAATTAAAAAAATGCTCGCCAATAGAATAAAGAATAAAGATTTAAAGTATGCGCCATGTCATTTGGAGCTAGAGACTAGTGAAATGCCATCTATAGATCTTTATAAAAAACATTTTGGCACATATTCAAAAATTTGCGACGAATTAAAAATAAACCCGATGTTTAGGAGATCTCTGCCGAAAAAGTTCCACGAAGATTATTCCAATGTTAATATTTTTATAGACACTAGAGAGCAGCAACCACTAACATTTAAGAATCAAAAAAGTGTTAAGTTAGATTTCGGGGATTATACTGCAAGTGGAACAAATTATACAAAAACATTTGTTGACCGCAAATCAGAATCTGATTTTAAAGGAACTCTTGTTGGAGAAAATTTAGAAAGATTTAGGCGTGAACTTCAAAGATGCAAAGACATGGAGTGTTATTTATTTGTCGTCGTTGAATCTTCTTTACAACGGATAAAAAATAATAATGATTTTACTCCACACAAAGCTAATCTTAAATTTATTTATCACAATATGCGGTTATTGCAGCATGAGTTTGCTGGATATTGTCAGTTTATTTTTTCTGGCAATAGAAGTAATAGCGAAATATTAATTCCTAAATTAACTGCAATTGGCTCTATTCTTTGGGACGTTGATGTTCAATACTTTTTAGACAAGGATCAATCATGGCTTGGATCGAAGGAAATCAAAAAAGAAAATCTCCATTTCGCAACGTAAATGAAGAAATCCTGTCTAAACAGGGATTCTTAGAAGAAAGAGAGGCAAAGATTTTGCTTTATAAATTTTTGCGCTCAAATATCTCCTTCTCTTCGGAAATTATCTGCGGCGTAAAGCTGTTTCCATTTCAACACATGGCAATTAAAACTATGTTTGAAACAGATTATTCCATGATGGTGTGGAGCCGTGGATTATCGAAGAGCTTTACCTGTGCTGTTTTTGCATCTTTGGATGCGATACTGAATCAGGGAGTTCATATTGGAATTGTTAGCAAAACGTTTCGTCAGGCAAAAATGATTTTTAGAAAGATAGAAGAAATTGCCGAAAAACCCAACGCTGCGTTTTTGAAACAATGCATGACCAAAGTGTCAAAAAGCTCGGATGAATGGACTATGGAGTTTGGCAGAAGCAAAATAACTTGTTTGCCTTTAGGTGACGGCGAAAAACTTCGCGGCTTTCGCTTCCACCGCATGATGATTGATGAATTCTTGCTTATGCCAGATCGCATCTTTAACGAAGTAATTATTCCCTTTCTTTCCGTAGTGCAAAATCCGACGGAGAGAAAGCAGGTTTATGATCTAGAGACTGAATTGATAAAACGTGGAGAAATGAAGGAAGAAGATAGATTCGTTTGGCCAAACAATAAAATTATTGTTCTTTCTTCTGCATCTTATCAATTCGAATACATGTATAAGCTTTACAAGCAGTACGAAAATCTTATCGTTACGCCAGAAAAAAATGCCAAAGGCGCTGCGACAAGGGCAATTTTACACTTTAGTTATGATATTGCGCCTCATGGCTTATATGACGAAAGTTTGTTAACTCAAGCCAAAGCCACAATGTCAGAGTCTCAATTTAAACGAGAGTTCGGATCTCAATTCGTTGATGATTCTTCTGGATATTTTAAGTTAAGCAAGATGCATGAATGCACCATAAAGGTTGGCGAAGGTCAGTGCATTGAACTTGCTGGAGAAAAGAATGCTGAATATATTTTAAGCTTTGACCCATCTTGGGCCGAAAATGAATCTTCAGACGATTTTGCCATGAACATTATAAAGTTAGATAAGACAAGTCGCAAAGGCACTCTTGTTCATAATTATGGTCTGTCAGGAACAAATTTAAGAAAGCATATTGAATATTTTCACTACTTGCTAACAAACTTTAATATTGTTGCAATGTGCGGCGACTACAACGGAGGCTTGCAGTTTATTAACGCAGCAAACGAAAGCGAGCTTTTTAAGAATAGCAAAATAGAAGTAAAAACATTTGAAGCGGATTTTGATACTCCTGAAACTTATCAAGATGAATTAAGAAAAGCTAGAATGGCTTATAACAAAAGCACTAATAAAATTTGTTATTTGCGGATTCCTACTAGCAACTGGATAAGATATGCTAATGAACTATTACAGTCAAACTTTGATCACAGAAAAATACTATTTGCTGCTGAAGCTGTAGACAACGACTTTTCCGCGCAAAAAAGCAAAAATATTCCAATCAAAAATCTTAAATTTATTAGAGATCAGGAAGATGGACAGAGCTTGGAGGCAAAAATGGTAGACTTCGTTGACCATCAAGCGGATATGATCGAATTAGTAAAGGCTCAATGCTCTCTTATAGTTCCAACAACAACAGCTAATGGACATCAAAGTTTTGATTTACCGCCAGAATTAAAAAAACAAAATGGCGCAGAGAAAACAAGGAAGGACTCTTATTCTTGTTTGGTTCTTGGAAATTGGATGGCAAAGGTTTATTTTGATATGATTGATATTAAAGTCGAAAGAACAAGTGCCACATTTGTTCCATTTTTTGCTAGGTAAAAGTTATAGAAAGTACTTTTGATACTTTTAGTGTAACTTTTATTATAATAAAATGCCAAGAGAATATAATAAAAAGTCAGAGTATTGGAATAGATTTAAAGCCCCGCAGCCTATCGGTCAAAATAATTTTGAACCAAAGCTAGTTGGAGATTCTTATTTCACTGATATTTCTAAGGCATCAAGATCAACTGCCGCC